TAAAGGGCATACATGGAAAAGCTACACAAAGCTACTGCTTGCCAGTTTGCCACCGGAAACCCGCGAAAACTATGTTAGTCGGTTTATCCGTTTTATGCGTTACTGGAATAAAAATGGCTGTGGACTGCCGGATGAATGTCTTGAAAAGCTGCCTGCATCTGCCGTAGTAACCGACAAGATAGCAACCAGGGGACACAAAAATAAAAAGGTTGTTAGATATACAAAGATCGAGGACAGCCTCCCTGGGGATATTGAAAGCAAGCACTATGCTCCCACTTGGCGCAGAATGGCCATGTGTATTCTGAAAAATGATCATCTTTGTAAAGGATTGTCGTTTGCTCAAACCAAAAACCAAGTAGAGCGGCAACGGCAGTTAATTGAGAAATACCGGAACCTTTAGGAGGTTGTCATGAAAATTATACGATTAACGAATCAGGATAGGAATTTCTATAACACGCTTGGACCGTTTTTAGCTCGTCGGGATATTGAGCGTGAAATAGGTTATAAGATATACGACGATGACGACAAAGAGTGGTTAGTTGCTACTGAGATGAATAAGATTGTTGGATTTTGTTACATCCAGGAAAAACCTAAATCTCACTATCGAATTGGCAGTTGCTATGTCGTTGATAGGTACCGGCAAAAAGGGGTTTTTAAAGAACTATTCAAGAACGCCACTAAAAACATTAAGGGCGGTATTGTCACACTAACAACAAAAAATAAGTACCTATGTGAGATGCTTATTAAGGAAGGCTTTATGGGAGGCAAGAAAAGGGGCAGTTTCACTGAATACATAAAGGAGTTTGGTGTCGATGAAAAGTCCGGTGTATAATGTTAAGCCAGTACCGGTTGAAAGGGTTGTTGCTAATGATTACAACCCCAATGCCGTAGCTCCTCCCGAGATGAAGCTTCTTGAGTTGTCTATATGGGAGGATGGATTTACGCAGCCGGTAGTCACCTATTATGATGCAGAAAATGGAATATATATTGTTGTTGACGGATTTCATCGACACTTAATATTAAAAACCAGCAAGCGAATTTATGAGCGCGAGAATGGTATGTGTCCTGTAGTAGTTATTGACAAGGAAATAGGTGGGCGTATGGCTTCCACTATTCGTCACAACCGGGCCAGGGGTACGCATAACATCGATCTAATGAGTAACATTGTAGCTGAACTTGTTGAGATGGGTAAGTCGGACTCCTGGATTGCGAAACACCTTGGAATGGATGTTGACGAACTTTTGAGGCTGAAGCAGATAACCGGACTGGCCGCACTATTCAAGGACCGCGAATACTCAAAATCATGGGAGGTATAAAATGGCTAAAATAGCTTACAGCACACAAATAAAGTACGAAACGCTCCAACTGCTTAATAAATATATTGAGCAAACAGGAGACTCTAAGGCTTCGGTTACCAATGAAGCTATCAAGGAGTATATAGAAAAAAGAATAAATAAGGATAAAAAATAATCGCCTGCGGGCGGTTTTTCTTTTGCAAAATAAAAAAGCCCCAACCACATGGGCCAGGGCTAGAAAGTTATTCGCGTATGTTATTATTTGCGTTTTTCGGTATAATATTTTTATGCCTTTTTCCCGTCAACATAGGCTTCACCCAAAATATAGGCAACAACAACGCCAGCTGTGGTCATCACTGCTTCACTCGGAATATTGAGTCCCAATCCTTCGTTTGCCACTGCCACAACTGCAGCTACAACCGCCATCCAAAACTTGCGCGACTTAAATTTATTCATGTGTAATCCTCCCCCTATATTTTTAAAGCCCCAGCGTATGGCTAAGGCTAAACTAAAGCACTGGCTTTCAATGTGTTCAGTGCCAACTTTAACACAAACCACTTCGGTGCAGGTTCGTCCGGGTCGTGGTCCCCAGTAATTAGCCTTACTTTCTTGGCCTGTTCCATAATTTCTAACTTCCATTGCTCCGGGCCTGCTACCGGTACCGGAATAGCTATGCCATAATAATTCAGCACACCATCAGCTATAGCTCTGGCAACTCTCTTTTGAAACTCCGGATTGGTCAGCAATTTTTCCTCTGCCGGGTTCGACATGAAAGCCATCTCTACCAGTATTGCAGGCATTTTAGTTTGTGCCAACACAGCAAAATTGGCTTCCTTGTCGGGGTCGCCGTCAGACATATCTTTTCTAAAAGTAAGCTCTGGCAGTGCTGCCTCCAGGCTTGAAATAACGCTTGTGGCAAGAGCATCAGCCTTTGTGTTACCTCTTGTAGTATATACTTCAATCCCGTGCGCGGAAGGATCCGCTGCTGAGTTGCAATGAATAGAAATGAAGAAATCAGCACCAGCCTCGTTAGCTATAGCTGCCCTGGCGCTTAAATCGGCATTGAGCGTTGTACCCAGCCTAACATCTGTTTCCCTGGTATAACCAATGTCAAAACCTGCGTCCTTCAAATAACCGCCAACCAATTTCGATACAACCAAATTTACATCTGCTTCGTGGGTTTTGCCTGGGCCTATTGCACCAGGATCCTGACCGTGTCCTGGGTCGATAGTTCCTTTTTTCATTATTTCACTACCCCCTTCAAATCCTTTACATCTTCCTTGATTTCGTGCATATCTCTTGCTAGTACCTCATACTGACATCCAAGCTTTTCTAATGCCGACAGCAACTTGTCCTCGCGTTCCTTGTTGTTTTTGAGCACATAAAAAAGCAACGCCACAAAGAGCATTGCCCATAAGCCCTGGCTTGCTGCTGATTTTAAGATTTCAGCCTCCAAACCCCTCCCACCTCCGGTAGCCAAAATAAAATACCTCCGTTTGGAGGTATACTTTTAACCCTTGATTTTACTGATGTATACAAAAAGTATACTTGTATACTTTTTGTATACCTATGCGTCCTCTGCTCCTACACTCGCTTTTAGCCAGACTTGTTGCCTTGGGCCTACCTCGCACCTTGCCCGCACCAGTGAATCATATTTATCCGGCGGTAAACCAGTCTCCGGAAAAGCAGTCCAAATTAAGCCGTTGTCTGTGCTGTATTCGAATAGCTCAGGGTTAATACTGCTGTCCACTACTGCTATTGGGATAGTCCCCTCCGTATCTGAAAAGCTCTCCAGCTTGAAATGTAGCAGCCAAGGCGCTCCTACTGGTGTTGGTGCTTGCAGTATTACCATCGGTTTAGCGCATCTAATAGGTATCGGACTTAAGATTATGGGCGGATCTGAGACTAATGGTTGTGGTGTATATAGACTTATTATGCCAATCCAAACTTGCACAGTATTTACGTTATTAACCGTGCTATCTAAGATACCGTAACAGAGTTTTTCATCGTCAGCGAAAATACAAGGGTAAAATTTGCTTGTTGCGTCACTTGTATTTTGTTCCTCGCTCCAATTTTCTCCATTTATGTCCATAGTACCTGTAAATATCTGCTTATGCCAGGTATCAGTCAAAATCCAGTGAGCCCAAGATACAAATACATTCTCACTATTAGCTGTTATTTTAGGATACTGAACATCGTCGTCTAAGTAAAAAGTTCTCTGTGTCGCAATAAAATTTTCACCAGTTAAATCACTTTCGGCAGTCCAAAGTTGGTAATGACTATTAGCATCTCTTTCTTCCCAGCACCAAAAAAATTTATCATTAGTTTTGCATATAACGGGATATCTTTTCCTGAAATTGGTGTTAGTTTTCTGTAAAGTAATCCAACCACTACCGTCTAAGTTGCATGAGGCGAGAAAAATTTGATAAGTGCTACCGCCCGCTAAATCATCCGAATATGTTACCCATAATTTACTGGCATCAATAACAAAAGTAGGGGCAAAAGCATTTTCTACAGAATTAAGTGTATAAGTAAAATTACTACCGTCTAGATCGCACGATGCAACTGCAATTTTTATACTGGGATTATATTCCTCGTAAGTTAGATATATCTTATCGTTATGGATGCCTATACAGTGTCGGTTTTCATCGTTCAAAGTATCGGTTAATCGCGTAATAGTAATATTACTACCGTCTAAATCGCAAACAGTTAAAAATAAATTATAACGAGCATAACCACTATAATAAGCCTGCTCTAAATAAACAACATACACTTTATTGTTATAAACTTTTACCCTGGCAGTTCTCCTGGGTTTAACGGTAGAAGTTATTTGTGTTACAGAAGAAATATTTGTATCTAAATCTAAGATACCTAAAAATATTTGATGATCATTATAGGTATCAATCTCTTCTGTCCATACTGTAAAAATCTTATTACCATATTTAACTATATCGACATCGCGTTTTTTCTTAACCGTAAAAGATATTTGTGTCGCTGTAAAACTCAAATCATCACCTCAAATTCCATTCCACGATAATCAAGCACTCCGGTAACGTCATGCCACCGGTTTTTCTAAGCGACACGCCATATCCGAAATCTATCTCCCCTGCATCCGCATCCGCCGGACCGAAGTCTGTTACTTCATACGCCGGGGCATTCGTGCCTGTAATAAACGTCTTAGTGCAGATTGTATCGCCTGTATTCTTATTAACCAGTTCCAGCACCATAGGACTGCCTGTATTGCCAGTAATCGTTGATTTAGGTACAATATGCGCCGCGACAATTTGAGCATCAACTACAGCCCCGAAAACAGGGAATTCGGTATCTCCCGCCGATTCCTCAATGGGCAGGAATATTTTTTCGCTACCTGTTATTTTTTCGTTTGTTAAATTAAGGCGGAGTTTAAAATCATCGAAGTACCCGCCACCTGTTAAATTTTTTGTGACAGCTCTTATTTTAGTGCTGAGCAATTCTTTACTGTCGCTTACTGGACATATAGCTTCTATTGCCAGCCATTCAATTGCTAGGTTATTTAGTTCACCGACTACCCATACCATATCCTACACCCCCGCATCAAACCGACAAGGTATGGTAAACGAATCAGCGCTACCATCGGCATACTCATGCTCTACAGCAACACGAGCGTATATTTTGGGATCTCCTTCTGTCGGTTCAAACTTTGGCAGAAATGTAAACGATGCTTTTATGTCCGGAGGTTGTATTCCTCCGGCGTTAACCGTTTGACTCATGCTAGCGGTATCGGCCATATTGAAACATTTTGTCCCTTCTGTGCCGCCCGTAACAACGGTTACTTCGGAGATTGTCCAACCTGTAGTATTCCCTATCTCTGCACCACCGTTGGTTATTTTATTTGCGCTATAGAGTTCGGCCAATACCTACACCTCTATTCATAGACAAAAGCTATATTTCCGACCAGACTTGCGTCAAATCCGGCGTACAGTCCCGTGGCAAATGTGGTGTCAAATTCTAACTCTCTAGGGTTTCCGGTTGTTTCAAGTCCTAGAGTAGCTATAACGGTTCCGGTTTCAGTAAGACTGTCGTAAAGGGTTAGATCGCCGGCCACGGTTACTTTGCCGATAATGACCTTTCTTAACTTACCTGCACTGCCTTTTACCTGCACGTCGGCAGTGACATTTAGAAAATTGTAGGCCGATTTATTCACTATGCCGATATTATTCGTACCCGCGGGGAGAGGCGCTACAACTTGCACCCCGTTTGTTGTGCCGGGTGTTGTTTGGTCAATACCGAATTTACCGATTATGTTTGTCCCGGCTGGCAAGGCCGTATCAATCAACACAACAAGCCTGCCGCTTAGGTCGAAGTATGCGTTTACCCTATCACCGGCAGTTACAGCTGGTGGCGCAGAGGAAGCCGCCTTACCGCCTATTTTGACTGGATTGCCTGCATCTGTTGCGTCGTGGGCCTCGTCACCAGTTATATAGATACCGTTATTTTCACCTTTTAAAGCCTCGTAAGCGGTACCCGCTACATTTTGGTACTGCGGGATCGGTTTGCTATTATCATCCACAAGCAATGTTGGCATTTCATCACCTCAATATTCAACATATTCATACATTCCAGGTCCGATATAAGCCCATGTATAACGAGTATTTGCCGCGACTTTTCTGCCTTCTACAGTAGAGTCTAAGGCACCATCATAGTTCAATGTTATCCTAGTAGGTACAAAATCAACGGTCCCTATTTTATCGGTGTCGTTTTGTATTTGAATAACGTCCCCGACTTCAACCGCCGGATTGCCCCGGATGCTTAAGCTGATATTAGCCAACGGATCCTTGACGTATTGCAGTAATTCAGCAGCGTAGGTTTTTGCAACGTCCAGGGATTGGATGAGGTAATTCTCCACCGGGAAAACTTTCTCCCCGAAACTCGCCACTGCCGTATCGTCCTGCAATTCATAGCTTGATGATATGCTGTCGATAGCTTTGCCGGTGACTTCAAGTGTTACTGTTTCCTCTACGCTTGTATTAGTTATAGTGACGGTTATGCCCCATGCCCCATATTCAACGCTATCAACCAGAGAATTAACGGCACCGGATAATATAACCTGATCAACGGTTGCCACTGGGCCAGTAGTGAAGCTGATATTCGTTAGTGTCAGGCCACCGTTGGGTATTTTAAGATTTTCGACCTTAAGTAATGAAGCTGATGGCTTAATATACGGCTGATAATAGTTAATCTTTACCTTACTGTAGGTATCCAGGTATTTCTGTGGATTTTCTGCGGTAAATATTTGGTTTGCATCTGTCCAGGTTTCCACCACTGTCCCCGTAATAAAGTTTGACCGGACAACGATATAGCCGTACCTGTTAGTGGCGACACTGCAGTTACCGGCTACGGCGAGTGTTTGTAGTGCGTTACGAACATTGCCCTGAGGTAACCAGTCAATGGGGATAGGCTGATTTAGGCTTGCGTCAACGCTGAAATCAGTTATTCCAAGTGCCGTAAACAGCAGTACAAACAATTCTCCAACGGTAGTATTCTGTTTGACCGGCAACATTGGCACGTCCTTGTCACCAATCTCATATAACCTGTCAAAGCAGGTTACTGTTGCCTCGACTGTTCCCGAAGGACTGCTCCAGTCTCCTGTTCTGAATACGCCAAGAGGAATGTATTCATATGTCGCTCCCGGCAATTCAAGGCCCAGGTAAGGTTTAACCAGCACGTTAGGTTTAAGTTTGCCGTAATATAATCCAGCCGTGTTTGTCGGTGTGAAGTTACGAGAGCTGTTATCGAAGCTCAGTTCAATATCGTTTGACGAAACAAGGCCAAGCGGATTTCCGTTGTCGGCGCTTGCTTCTTCTAAGAATCTGATTTTAGTCAAACCGCTACCAGTAAAAATTGTCGGAGGGTTACTGTCTCCGTCAAAATATACTTCTACCTTTGGTACTATGTAGCGACTACTGGCATTAATGGCTGTCTCATAGGCGCTTGATACGGTTATCATTGCCTCACCTACTTTTCAATCAAACTGAATTCTACCCCGCTATAACGCCTGCCACCAGTCAGTGTCCAAAGTTCGCGAGGTATCGCCCCTACATAAACTGTCGCTGTTGCTGTCGTACTTTCATCGGGATACTCAAAGGTAAAAAAGTTTGTTGTGCTCATAAGTATATCAAGTATGGCTTTAAGTTCTGCGCCAGTTATGTCGTTATAGGACAAGGTAAATTTTTTCTTAATAGCAATAGTCTCAAATGTCATGTCGCCATTTGCTACACGTCCTGATTTTGACAGTTTAAAAGTTTCCGGTTTAAAAGTGGTCGGGGTTCTTATCGTCGTGCTGTTTATTTTCATTTAACCACCCCGCCTTGCAGATTCGTTTGCCATTGCCGGCTGTAGCGCCCTTGTTAATTGTGTCATGTTGGATAGGCTTGTATCAATTTTGGCAGTTACATTTAGAGTTTGCATCGCGTTCATAAACGCCGCTTCGATGCGTCCATAGTCGATTATCCCCCCATTGCTATCAAGAGGGACAACTGCCTCCTTGTTTATTCCCTCACCTATCATAGCTAGCGTATCACTGCTTACTATGCCACCTTCTGCAAGTGCTGGGATAGATATGAGGCCGCCTGCTGGTATCCCTGGCATAAAACCGCCAGTAGGTAATATGGCAGCACCAGGCAATTTACTTGGATCGTATACCGTTCCCGTTTCTGTTTGCCTAAAAGGGAACTGAACAACGTTACTTCCGGAACCACCGGATCCACCACTACCGCCGCCAAAATAACTTTTTATCTTTTCCCAGGCTGCTTTTGCCTTACTAACCATACTATCAAAGACAGCTATGACATTGCTTTTTATGGATGCGAATATCGTAACAGTATTCGATTTTAAAGTTTCCCAGGCTGCTATTGCGCCTGATTTTATCGTTTCATATGCTGCCCCTGCAGTTGTTTTCATGCTTTCCCATGCCGTATTGGTGCGGGTTTTTATGGTTTCATATGCTATCTGTGTGTTAGTTTTTAGTATCTCCCAGGCAGTAGTTGCGCCTGATTTTATTGCTTCATATGCAGTGACTGATGTGGTCTTTATGGATTCCCATGCTGTATTTACGCTATTTTTTATGTTATCCCAAGCTGTTGCCGTATCTGTTTTTATTACTTCCCATGCACTAAATACGCCGGATCTAATAAATTCCCAGGCTACCGATGAGTAATTTTTAATTGACTCCCAGGAGCTGGATAGACTTGTTTCAACTGTATCTATCGATGTCTGGATATTTTCCTGCATACCCTGGCTTGACGCTTGTATATTAGTGTTCATCGCGCTAAATCCGGTCTGTGCCGATTCCAGTATTCTGCCTATTGCATCAACAATCGTATACTCGATTACGCTCCATGCGGAAACGGCGTTTGCCGCTGCCATAGACATAGCATCAGAAACAGACAGCATCATATTATTAATGCCGGTATTTATGTTTGCGTATGAAGCTACTATCATTTCTTGTGCCCGCTGCACTGCCCTTATAAAGCCGTCCAGTAATGGCGTCGGATCTGGCAAAATACCTCCCCACGTTATAGGTGGCATTGTTATGTTGCGAAATTTATCTTCCAAATCAGTAGGATCGGGTAATGTGATAGGTGTTGTTTTATCTTCTGGTTTCTCAGTTCCAGTATTCGGTATTGTGTTACCTATTTGGGCTGCCGCATCGGACTCGATTTGATACAGTTCGTCAAAACTCTGCACATTTTTCTTTAGCGACTTATTTAATTCGTCTGTCTTTTTCTTTGCGTCATCAGTAGAATTCGTATAATCATCCATCGGCTTGTTTTCAACGCCGGGTAGTTTGATGTTGTCGGTTATAGACTTAAATAAAGCATTAATTTTCTGCTGTACTGCATCAATAGATAACGCCAAAGCTAACAGGACCGCTATCACCAATACAACCCAGTTTTTACTTAAAACCAGGAATAATGCCTCTAAAGCCTTATTTAGTGCTAAAACTATGGCAATTGTTTTCTCTACCGCATATAATCCGAACAAAGCTGCAGTCACAGCTATCACAAGTGGTTTTACTTCGGACAGCCAATGTGCCATTTTTGCAAGCACATCCACAAAGCCTAAAAATAAAGGTGTTAAAGTTAATATCAAAGGTTTTAATGCGCTCAGGACGTTGCTGATTGTACCGCCGATATTAACAAAAATATCTTTAATTAGGCCCATTGAAACTAAAAAAGGCTGTTGCAGGTCTTTGGGAAAAAACTTTTCAAAAGCCTCTTTGATGCCGCCAGCTCTGACTGTATCGACTACATCTGATAATGTTTCTGTCAGAGATTTTAGAGATTCTCTTAATCTTTCGAATGGTCCGGCAAATACACTTTCACCGAGCATCATTATATTGTCTTTTAGCGTTGAGAATAGACCGCTGATTGTTTGAGACATCTTATCCATCGTGCCGGAGTATGTTTTGTTCATACCTCTAAGCAAGGCAGCAATAACCCTATCGACGGATATAGCTTGATCGCCTATGTTAGCTACTTGCTCACCAGTCAGGCCAAGTTCTTTTTGGAGAATAGCGCTTGCAGGTATATTTCGTTCAGCTAATTGGTTCAGTTCTTCCGCCGAAGCTTTGCCTTTGGCTTTCATTTGACCTAGTGCGGTTACGATTCCGTCAATTATATCTGGACTCATACCGTTCATTGCCGCTGCATCGCCTATTGCTTGCAGCATTGGTAAAACTTCTTTTGCCTGAAACTGAAAAGCCAATAGTTTTTTAGCGGCATTTTGCACGTCATTAAACTGAAAAGGAGTTTTAGCAGCGAAGTCGGCCAAGTCCTGCATGAATTTATTTGCCTTTGCTGCGGAGCCTAAAAGTATTTCAAAAGCTATTGCGCCCTGCTCAATTTGACTGTTGTAATCCATCATTGCTTTAGTGGCTGCGCCGGACACTATAGCTACAGACAGTGTTGCTGCTGTCATCTTAATACTGGCAAAAGCGTCTTTTATCATCTTGGTTGCCCTTGCCGTTTCGCGCTGGGTGCGTCGAAGGTTTCTCAAGAACTGATCGCCGTTTAGCCCCAGAACTACAAATAAACTTGCTAATGGAGAAGCCATTTTTACCCTCCTCTCTGCATATTAGTAGTGATATAATAAAAATAAACGGGAGATGTCAAATGCAAAATAAACCACCTATTTATATTTGTCCGAAATGCAAAACCAAGAATTACTCATGGTTAAAAAGATGTCAAAACTGTGGGGCATTACTCTTGGATTTAGAAACTCGTGGACACCCCAAGAAAAATAAGAATTATATTAATATATTTTCAATCGTATTGCTTTTGATAGTTATGTTTACTCTATCTAAAACCATTCACTTTGATAGTAGTAATTTAAATTTAAATACAAATCTATTAAACCTACCAATGAACAAAAGCGAAGCGCTTCAAACATTAAACTTTAACAATGCTATCACCAGGGATTTTAGCTGGGATTATAATGGTTTTTCTTATAGATGGACTGTTGGGGCGCCAATAGATCTTTTAAACTGGGATAAAAGTATTCAAAAAACATTAAATGCTTATGTAAACAGTAAAAGTGGTTATGGGCAAAAAATGTTACTGTCTAGTGCTCCAGATAACATAAAAATTCTCATTAATTCAAGAGTAAGTAATAACTTAGTTTCATGGGTTATTGAAGATAGTAATCTAAAATATACTAATTTCCTGGCAGAAATATTAAAAGACCATGCGCATAAAAGTAAGTTCGATTATTTTCATACTGCTGAATTTGCGCTCAGTTTTGTTGGTTCAATACCATATGAAGTACAGGAAACACAACTCCCGGCTCAAACTATCATAGAAAATGGCGACTGCGACTGTAAATCCGTACTTTACGCATCAATCCTACTGAATATGGGTTATAAGGTTTCCTTATTGTCGTATCCTAACCATATGGCTGTCGGCATTGCCTTTGAAGATAATCAGGTTATTGGTAACAAGCTATCTTTTTACAATCATAATGGGACGAATTATTACTACTGTGAAACTACAACACCAGGATGGGGTATTGGTAAGCTTAATAATGAAATGGCAGTTACGACTGCAGCTATTTATCCAATAAACTAAACCCCGGCAGTTAACCGGGGTTTTCGTCTCCACCAAACGCGACATTCAACATCTTAACCTGTTCAAGCTGATCTTCCCATGCCTGTCTTACTTTTTTCTTCTCGGGAACCGGCATAAAATCTTCCGGCTTGAACGGCTTAGTCTTTTCACCTCTATGGCAGTTAGCGACTACCGCCGCCAACATACCAAACCTATACCATTTTTGTTTTTCACTTCGACTATACCCGCTTAAAATCCTAGAAAATTCGGCAGGCGTCAACCGCCAAAACTCCCACGGCTTTAGGCCGATTTCATATGACGATTCTTCCAGTTTATCAATGTGATCTAATAAGCGAAGGTCAGCTAATTTAGCGCCTTCGCCTTCTGGTTTCCCTCGTCAATTTCTTCCACAGCTTCTTCTGTCGGCTTACCCAAAATACCGGACAATTGCAGCGCCACGGTAATAAAGTTCATCAGCGTTACAAAATCTCCACCGTTATCAAAATACGTTTGAATCATGTTTCCGGTTCGCTCAAGGGTAAGTCCTTTATCCTGCCACTTCAAACCTGCCCAGGTTAATAGCCTTACCGTATAAAATCCAATCTTTTCTTCAGACATAAGGGCACCTATTCCGGTACCTGCTTTTTCTTCGAGATCGGCCACGGAATTGAAGGTGTACCTTAACTTTCTTGGTTTATCCAGTTGTATTCCTACTGCTCTCTCGTCCATTGCTTACCTCCTACGATGCGGCCCTAGACAGATATATTGTATATGTCTTAGGTGTTTTGTTAGTTTCTGTTACGGTAATAGTAATAGTCGTTATACTACCTGCTGCACCCAAAGTAATAGCACTTGATGCTACTCCAGTAGCTACAGTATTACCATTTACAGTAATGGTTCCTGCGGTAGCAGTAGGTGTTACGGTTACACTTGTTACGCCAGTTAAAACGGTAGCAACGTATGTAGTCGTTCCCTGCGCCTGGGCCGGAGTTATTACCGCTGAGTTACTAATAGCAAAGAAAGGAGTTGTCAATCCTGCAGATACAGTAACGCCAAGAGTGGGCTTGCCTGTAACTTTTAATGTTGCGGTAAAAGTAAGTTTATCGTCGAATTTAGCACCTGTCTCATAACCTATAACGATAGCGGTAAAAGTCCACGATGTTCCTGTAGCGTCAGGAAAAGTTATTTGAAAAGATTGCGCTGTACCGGCATTGAAATCTGTCAATAAAGCTATCTGGCCGTTTGTATCTCCAGGGATAAAGTTACCCTCAATTGCTACTTCACCGCCATCTCTAAGGCTCTGTATGAATTCTCGGTAGCCGTCCGGAGAGTCGTGTGTTGTAACATCTATTGTTTCAGCACTTAATTTCAAACCGTCAATAGAACTGATTTCGGCTATTGCCGTGCCTGCTCGCTTTAGCTTACTTCCAAATGCTGAGTTTGCTGCTGTGGTCATAAGTTTATACCTCCCTATAATGGATTATAAAATCAACTGGAACATGGTATTCCGATGTATCGTAATCAAACATATCCTGCTCGCCTTCAACAAAAACAGCCTGCACATTGGCGTTTGTGGCAGGCAGTCCGTATAGTGCTTTTATTACCTTTTCTACAATACCCTTAACCCCCTCGTATGTTTCTGAGTAGCAGGACACCTGTATTCTTGGTGTTTGTAGATTACTGTCGCCATCATGTGTATACTGTCTACCAGGACTTACTTTAAAATAAACGATATGTGGCAATTCTGCTTCTTGAGGAGCGTCAACAGCATAAACCCTACCACCAATTAAAGCCGTAAGTGCAACATCGGCAGACAGGCCGTCATATATAGCTTTTTCAATGCTCAATGGCTTGCCTCCTCAATTATTCTCCTTATGCCATCGCGTATTGTCTGACTTGCTTGCTCTCTTTTAGCATCAATGGCCGGTCTAAAAAATGGCTTTGGTCTTACCCTGCCAACCCTACGACCTTTAATAAATAGCTTGTGTCCGTATTCAACAAGGTGACTGTGAGGTGCTATATTATGATCGACAGCGGCCAATACGACAGTCTTAGCCCCACGTTTCATCCATACCTTTACTTTTATAGAGTCTCTTAGCTTTCCAGTTTTTACTGGCGCCCTGGCTTTTGCATCCTCGGTTATTAATTCAGCGGCTTGCACCAGCACTCTTTCAATCCTATCGGGATCTACGGCGTTTCCCAAGCGTCTAAGGGCTTTGTATAATTCTCGCTCACCTCTAATTTCTGCGCTCATCTACAGCACTTCCTTGCACAACAAAAACAACTCTCTCCGCCTACCATCCATATCCGGGGCCCCGATAATATCATAAGTCCTGTCGCCAAAAATAACCCGCATCTTAGCTGTAACGCCTGCCAGATACCGCACAACAAACAAATCCGTTGTCTCAGCATTAACTTTCTGTGCGGCGAAAAACTCCCTTGTCGCCTGGTGAATTTTCTGCGCGTGAACAGTTGCGAAGGTAGACCAGGTATTTTTCACGCCGCCCATTGTGCCCTTGGTAGTGGTCGGTTGCTGAATTGTTATTCTGTGTCTATATTTACCCGCCCCCAAAGCAACCGCCTCCTACACTAAAATTATTCGGTCCTGACCAAGCAAGGCTGAAACAGCGAACTCTATTTCTTTACTTATGTTGCCACCCTGCACAGGCTCCCGGTATTCATACCAGTGACTGACAAGCAGTAAAATAGCCTGCTTAATTTTCTGCGATACATTAGCAGCCAGATCCTCAACATCTGGCGCATAACCAGCGGTAAAACGTACACAGACAGCATTTGCGGGCCTTAAAGTCTCAGTAGGCCATAGTTTACTATATCCCAAAACAACACGTCCTGGCTCACTTACAACATCAACAAGATAATCAGTGTCCAGCATGGTATGTTCGGTGTTTTCCGTGTCATAATGCTTTACCGATGCGACTGACTGCAGCGGAGGTCGTGGGATATTAATATGATCCTTATAAGGCCAATCATCAAGCCATAGATCCCAAGTTTGAGTTATAAAAGCCCGACGCTGGTGTGTTTCGCAATATTCTGTAGCAGCTAATATAAGACCTGCAATATAAGTATCCTCTGTGGTACCATCAATCCGGCAATGCTCTTTTGCTTCAGCAAGCGTGACAGGATTAACCGTCGGCCCTGCGATTAATTTTAATGCAATGTGGATCACCTCCTACATATGTAAGACCGTCAGGCGGTTAATTTTTGACGGTCTGTGTAACCAACTAACGCATTTTCGTTAGTTTAAATAGTAATTTCCTGTGGAGGTTGCTTTTTGTCAATTTCATATTGTGATAAAAGTTCTGCTTCGTGCTTGCATTTTTGTATGTAATCCTCTACTGTCTGACCTTCAGTAGGAATTTTCCCCCATCGATATTCAAAACTATCTTCATTATTGGTAATAATATATATATATTCTATAGAATTTTCAAAAATTTTTATGCTTAACATATTACTCCTCCTATATAATATATGAATAACTAAGCGAATACGTCCATGAACTTGTTGAAGAATGTGTAACTGCCGCTTTCCATTGCTTCGGCAGAGGTAACGCTTGCACACTAACCCCGGATGCGTCCAAAGTTTCAATTATACCAGGATAAACATAATAAAAATATCTTGCATTAGATGCATTTACCAGAGGAAATGTTACTATAGCTCTAGTTCCACCACTAACGGGATCAATTGCATCTACAGAAACTTGTAAAGTTTCTGTATTGCCAGGATTTGCAGAAATATTCAATGAAAGCATTGCGCCACGAGCGTTATAATTCACTTGATTTGGACTACTTATAGATGTTGTCCTAGCAACACTAGTAAGCAATACTCCTTCTGTATTACCCTGCATAGCCTGTATTTTAGTACCATCACTAATACCAATTAGGTTGGCTTTTGTAGGTAAATTTTGATTTAATATTTGTTCAACATTACTACCAGTTAGTTTGGTAAGTAAGTTCCCTTGTGCATCGGTCTGGAGGGTAACTACATCCCCCTCATCACGAGTAGCAGGAGTAGTATTATACTTACCTGCAAACAGCACGGGGTTACCATTAGCGGCGGCATTATCGGCGGCTTTACCGACTGTGATTACATCGGCAGTAAGCGGTCTAGCGACACCCACAGCAAGCGATTTAATAGTTAGACTCGTACTTGCACCGGCACCAGAAATTACCGCCAAAACTGATTTATACCCCGACACATCGAATTTAGAAATACCTACTGCAGTAACAGCAGAGGTACCGGGTAACGCTTCATAATTAGTACCGTCCACACTACCTTTATACGTTACGGTTGCTGTGTCGAATGTGCCTGTAACCTGAAAAGCGATTGGTCCATAACCGGAAACTGCTGCGGCAGTACCATTACCGTCTGTCGTTGCTGCGTTTTGGTGTGTGGTTTCTAAGGTAGTCGCCGGGATACCGCCTTGTGCTAATGTGGCCTGTACGGATGCCAAAGTAGCCTCTGTAGCAAAGTCTTTAGCGATCAATGCGTCCTGCTTTGCTGCAACTGCTGCGCCTGTCGGTAATACTGAAGATACAACATCAACGTCACCAATATTGTTAGTCCCTGCGGGGATTGCCGGTAATGTAACAACGTCAACATTACCGATATTATTGTCCCCGGCCGGAAGTGCATCAATAATCTTTTTTAGGCCGGTAGTATTTAATTGGGTAAGTATATTTGCAAGAGTTGCCTGTGTAGCGTAATCCTTACCATCCAAAGAAGTCAATAGCAGACCAATGGCTACAAGAGTGGCCTCTGTCGCTGCGCCGGTCGGTAGTACAGAAGAGCCAACGGTTACAGCGTCGGTTATTTTTTTTATGCCGTCAGTATCCTTAATGGCAGTAATGACAGTTTCCAAAGTGTCCAGCGTCGATGCTGTTCTGAGCGCAAGGACAGCAGCCTCTATCTGACCTTGGGTACGGGCAGCCGCGTCAGTGCCGGTAATTGCATCACGTAAAGCGGAAAGGGCAATGTCTAGATTTGCATTACTTACCGGTTGTGTGGTGGATCCCGTTGTGTCGGTTCGCACCGGGTTTATACTTGTCCCAAATTCTGGCCCACCTGCGCCTGACTTGCGCCAGGTTATAGGTAATGCGTTTACGGTACCTGCACCGGTGTCTACGTCAATAGCTTCGTAATCTGTAAGGCTTACATTTTGATTTGTAAGCCTCCAATCAGCTCCGTCAAAGGTATATAAATCACCTGTGTTAGTCTCCAGACAAGTTGAATCATTTGCTATGCCCACGGTTGTTTTTACGTCAGTAGAGAGACAGGTGTATTTTTCAAAAACTTCAATACGTCTAAAGGCCAATTATTATGCCTCCCTTCTGTACTACGCTGGCTGTCCAACTTCGCGGCCAATCATATCAGCCGTACCGTCAATACTGGTATTATTCCACACGTCCGTAGCACTACCAACAATGTCAGGCGTATTAAAATTAGCTGTACTGGTCTGGAAGTAGTTATCCACGACAAAGTTATCGGCACCGCCGCCATTATTGGTATTAAGTACCACAGTGGTATTGGGCGTTCCACCATCAGTAAAGGTATTACCCTTAATCCGGCAGCCAAACGCAGCAATCTTTACGCCGTTAGTGAAGCCATAGAAATGATTATCCTCAACAACCCACATACTCTGACCAACACCTATATTGCCGACCCCGAGAATGGCGAAGTTAGTAAGCGCCTGAAAGCGGCAACCCTGCACTAGGACCCCAAAACATCCACCAAGGTCATTAATGCCATTATACCCGGAGGCAAAGCGGCAGTTAATGAACTCAGCATGCGATGCGTCGCGTTCAGCATCATCCGCGCCAGCATCACGGTATAACTGAATACAATCAGAATCAGTAGGTCCAGCAAATAATATATTGACAAATCTCCAACCCTGCTGAAGAACCTTACAAAGCGGGGCAGTGGTGGCTCCACTAACAGGAATTGTCCATGTATTGGCCGCGTCCTGACCACCATCGGGAGTGCTGTCAGCGTGGCGCGGTCTATTGCCTGCGCCGATAATTGTTACGTCAAACACCTGTACTGGCGCGGTAAGTTGTTCGCGGATCTTGCCGCGAAATAAAATGCTGTCGCCGTTTGAGATGACAGAGAAAGCTTCGGCCATCGTTTTAAAGGCTGCACCCCAACTAAGACCGTCCCCGCTGGCCGTGATATTTGCATCAACAAAATAGATCGCACCGCTGGGAGCGATCACATTTATTTGTCCACCAGACTCGACGGTAATTATGCCACCATTAGCAACAACTAGCTCATCCCCGCCTTGTTTGCGATATACTTTCGAATTATATGACACAAGCTTGCCTCCTTAATGGCCCGGGCAATTATACCCCGGTCCATGTTTTTAATTAAGCAGTTCCTTCTTCAGGGCTTACATGCAACTCGCCAATGATAGTATTGGTTATTACGTTATCGACCGGGCGCATACGCCCGGCATACTGTAGCGCATATATTTCCCCCACGGTTGTAGCCGCACCAGCGCGAATAACAGATACGCGAACAAACTGTTTTAGCGGGCGGTAAACATCCAACCAAACAACCTGGGCGTTTGCTTCAGCGACAACCTTAGTATTTTCCAGGTCAGATGCGCTGGCCATCCCCGTTGCATCGTCCTGCTGTGCCTTCATATAATTTCCTGCGTTTGCTGTGCCAAGAGTTGTAAAAAACATAACTCCGTCATACCCGGCCATATTAATCTCATCGCTCAGTACTTCTGTCCCGGCGCTTACTTCAGCAGCTTTAACTTTTGTAATTTTGATCTCGCTTGAAAGATTCACGGCTATACCTCCTGTTTTTTATTTATAGAAAAGTGAAGCTAGGATTAACCTAACTTCACCCTGGCGAATGCTTCAGCTCTCACCGGCATTGCATCTGTTTCAGCCCTAATAACAAAACCGATCTTATTGTTCAAGCTAAACAGCTCAATTAACCGCTGAATTTCCATATTAAGAGCATCAACAATCCAATAGAACCGGAAGTCACCGATAATGCCAACATACTGGCCGGCAGCAAAAATATTGGGTGCAAATTCTGACATGATGTAGGGCACCTCAAGAATTGTATCAGGTTGCCCGTTGGTTAGGCCAGCCATCCAAATATAATTACCGTTGCCGTCTTTCAACTTGCGAATACGTTTCATAGTATCGCGATGGAATAACCATCTGGCATTTGCCACGTACTGAGATTTAAGCGCATATTTGGCCTCAATTAAGCCGTCACCTTTTACATCGGTTGCAGTGTTGCCAGTGCTTACGTCACGCGATGTCGGAATACCATCGTCGCTGGCCGTAAATATACCAAGTGGCCTATTAGAGCCAGGACCAGTCATATATGCTTTTTCATGAGTTCCACCTAAGAGATAGGATATTTCCTGACGGACAAGACCTTCTGGGTCAAGCATAGACTGGCGCATAAGCTTGGCCGATATTTTAATAAGCTTACTTACAGGATGCGGTCTTAATTCACGCTTCCCAAAAGTCATACCATCGTCTTCTTCGGCGGTATTTACTTCCCCAGTCCACTCAAAATCATCATAGCGACTTTCGCGGGTAGGTACGCCCAGACTCTCGGCTTTGTCAAGTGTAAATGTACGCGACAACTGACGGATTACCAAGGCGTCATCAACGTCTTTCAGTAATTCCGTGACGAATTGAATAGGTGCTACAGTATAACCACCTTTAATGTCACTGTCGGCCTGTAATGAGCGCATCTGCTGCGGGGTCAGTGCATCGCGTCCGCTGACAATGTACTCACGAAATGCAGCGCGGTATTCTTCAGTTTCGCGTGGTCTAAGGCTGCGCTGCTCATCATTGTTTTGCCCTTGAAGATCCTCCCCGCCAACAAAACGTCCTTGACTGGCTTCTAGATCGCGGGTGAGATTATCAACCTTAGAGCGACGCTCCTGCTTGCGTTCTTCGGATTGAATTTCGGCCCCAATACGATCAACATCGGCCATAATTCTTTCGTACTGCTCATTCTCTTCTGCTGTAAGGTCACGTTTTTCTTTTTCAGCAGTATCAAGCATAACTCTTGCCTCGCCAACAAGGGCGAAACGGGCTTGTTTCTTTTCTCTTAATGACATTTTTTTATCCTCCTAGGTATTTTTTTTGCACATTTTAATAGAATAGACACCATTTATATGGTGTCTATTCTGGAAATTAGGTCGAGTTTTCGCCGCTTTATTTGTAATTTTCCTGATTCCTCAGAGCGTTCATCCTCTTTTTCCGGTTTTTTAGGTATCTCAAAAGGAATATTTTTCATAATCCTTTCAGTTATAACATCAGCCATACGGCCAAACATATATTCAGACATTTCAAAACCTGTTTCATTTGAACGGCCCACACCCACAGTAGCATCAGCAGGTAGAGAGACAATACTTACCTCGTAAGGCGTCCATCGGTTTGCTATCTCGCACGGACCAGTAAAACGCCCACAAGAAGACTTCTTGCCGTCTTTTACTACCTCCCAATCTTCTTCAAGCACCCGGTATCCTACTGAAACGCCGCGCAAAGTACCGCTTAGAACCTTTTGAAATACCGCATCGCTTTGCGGATCTGTGTCAAAGCGGGCTTTTGCCATACATTTGCGCTTACTCTCATCAAGGTACGGTTCCATGATGCTACCGATAGGAGAATAGGAACTGTGCATATACAAGAGTACACCCATATCCCTAAGCCTCATCATATCAATAGCCTGTGTTTCATGCCTAAGAATTTCAGTCCATGCGCCCATAAACCATGACTGGCGTATTACAGGAGCCTCACTCGAAAAACTTAAAGTGGCTATACGTGATGATTCGTCAATAGCGTCCCTTTGAAAGGTCATTTCTCTGTAGAGTACCGGCGGTTTGTTTTTACTCAATTCAGTCTCACCTCCATTACTGTTTTGTGGTTCCATGTCCTGTTTGGTCTGCCGATGCCATATTTAACGGGGTGAGGTATTTTTTCCCTTGACCGTCTGGCAACGGGTTCATGTTTTCCAGAGCCCTAATGTCATCGGCTGAGAGCCATCCCCACTGTCTACCAACGGCGTATGCAGTGTAACGACTGGTTATGTCGCCGCGCAAAAGACCGTCTAGTAGATGCTCAATGAAATATTTTTTGCGCTCAGTAGGAGTAAGTAACTTCATAAACATGTACTGTTCCCAGCGAACACACCAGGGGCGTATAGTGTCACGGACAAATTCAAGAGATTGTTGCTCTATATTACTGAATGTTGCCTTTTCGAGGTCACCAATCATGTGTGGCGGAACTCGGTAGATACCAGCTATTTCTGATTTTTGAAATTTTCTTGTCTCTAAAAACTGTGCGTCTTCTGGTGGGATGCCCAAAGACTGAAGTTTCATGCCTTCTTCAAGCAACATTAACCT